CACAAGGTCACAATCTCGCCACTTGGCAGGGTGGCATCAACTTGTCCCCACTCCTGTCCACAGGCTGTGCATGGTTGATCACTCATCGTCGTCGTCCAGTTCACGAAACGCTTCGGTGAGTGCGTTCACTGTTTGGCATGGCCATGCTTGGAAGCATTCTTTGCAGCATCCCAGGTCGTTGTCGGGGAGGTGCATTGCTGTGATTTCACTGATCGCGTAAAGGAGGTTCACGCTGAGGTCAATGAGCTTGTCGATGACTTGTTGGAGGCTATCCATTAGAAGTTATCCACAGTGGTGACGATTGGTGACGATCGTCACCACTGTGTCTCGTTAAAACGAGGTTTCCCCTAAGGGGCACACTATTTTTTTCTATTTGTACCATTATGTCCCTTTTTTTTAATGACACTTGGTGACGATCGTCACCATTCGTCACCATCATTTAACGGCCAATGAGCACACTTTATCCACAAGGTTAATTGTGTTTTCATTTAGCAATTCGTCCACTGCTGGGTGAACGTATTCGCGTAAACGGGGAGTGATTTTCTTTTTGATTTCGTAAATCTTGAGCGGCCCATTGCCGAGCAGAATCTTGATTTTGTGTTTCGTTGCTCCCATTGAGTCATCATCGATGCGGGTGCTGACGGTGCTGGCTTCAGCTCCTCGGGCGATGGCAACTTTGTGGGCTTTGAGTTGGGCTTGTTGGCGTAGTTGTGTTTGGATGTTTTCGCGTGTGTGGACACTGATTTTGTGGAGGGTGCCGGCTAGGTCCCAATCGTCGTCGGTGACGGTTGTGCGCCCAGCGAGTAGCGCAAAGTGTGCTGCGTACTTGATTCTGGCCAGTGTGTCGTGCCCTGAAGCGTTTTTAGACCCTTCCGCTTGGTTCCGTAGCATCTCTAGGCGTTGGTCCCTTACAAGCGATTCTACGGCCTCTGGGAGGGTAATGTCGTATGTGTCAGTAAAAGGGTCACGCAGGGAATCAAACAAGGGTTTACGCCACTTAATCTTCTCAGGCTTTATCGGTGGCTGATCTGGTGCACCAGGGTCATCGGTGGGCACGAATAGGAAACGTTGCGGGGTGCCACCGTCAGCATCATCGAGCAGGCTTCCCGCTCGTAGTGGCTGGATTCCGACTAGGAGGCTGGCCCTGTATTGGTGTGGGGGTACTTGTATGCGCCTCGTGGGGTCAGCGTTTTGGAAGCCGAGCTGCTCACCACTCCACATTGATCGCAACACTGGCAGGATTGTTGCCCCTGACCTGGTTGCTGTGGCGGTGAGTAGGTCAATTTCTTGCACGTTGAACACGACGGCGTGAGTGTTCCATTCGTCACCGTCTTTGGTGCGTTTGCGGAATGCGTGGATGATGCCTTCACCACTGCCCAGGTTGACCATGCGTTGACCATCTTCACCACCGAGCCATGTTGCACCTGTGTCTATGGTGTCTGTTGCCGCCGCTGTTGCACCACCTTTGCCTGCACCTGATGGGCCGACTAGCCCAACGAATAGGTTCAGGCTTGCTCGACCACCTGTCAGTGGTGGGATGGTGACGAAGTAGGGGACCATGACGTTGATGCGTGTGAAGCATGCACCGAGCAGTGCCCAGGGACCTACGAGCCTAGCTCTAGCTGATGCGTGAATAATTTCTAGTTGTTCGGTCGCTGACCAAAACTTGTCGTATTCTTCTGGCGTTAGTGCTGGTTCAGTGTTGGTGGTTTGTTCAACGATTTCGCCTGTGTGTTGGTCGTAGGTGAAGTTGATGTTGCCGTCACTGTAGTAGGGCGATTGTGGTGGTGCTGGTCGTGGTTGTAGCCACCCCTTTTCCCACGCGGAGTCCATGGTTCGCCTAATTTCGTCTTGCCCTAACCCTTTGGCTAGGGCGGCGGAACGTAGTGTGGCAACTGTTGGGCCTTGTAGTAGCCACCCACCGGCCACGATTTGTGCCAGGGCGTATGTTGCTTTGTTGAGTGCGTCGTTGCGTGTGCCTTCGGCACTGGCGTTGAAGTCGTTCATGATGCGGATGAACGCTTGATCGAAGTAGCGTTGGTGCCTGCTGTCGCGGGCATTGTCAATGTTGGTCACGTTGGTCACTGCTGGTGCTGGTGCCGTGGGCTGTTTCGCTTTGGCCTGCTGTTCAGCTTTGATCTTCAACGCTTGTTGGCGGGCTGTCAGTTTTTCAGCCATTTTGGCCCCACTCAAACCTTGCCATACGTGCCTTATCTAATGCCAAACAATGCAATTGATAAAGGTATTCATAGTCACCGTAGTAATTAATCCTTGTTGGGTGAATAATTTGTAATGCGTCAACCGGACCAGGCTGAAAAGATGTTGAGAACATAAGCATCCAAATCGGATTATCAACTCGCGTCCAACCTTTTGGCTTTAACTTACCAGCCCCATTGCAAAGCAAAATTACAAACAATGGAATAAAACTACTCTCTGTTCCCTTTCGGCACCTCATAAATAAATGTGATGTGTCTACACCCTGTTTCGGGATGTCAGATAGGACTAGCAATGTTCCACCATCACCAGTGCAACCATAGAAATCAATAAACTCTTCTTTGTTCGTCAAAACCCAATCAACAAAATCATCCATTTTTTGATAATTAAAATTATCCAATGAGCCTTTTACTTCAACAAACAGATCACATTCTGGTAAATAAAAATCTGGCAAATAACTTTGCCCTGCCGTACCCTCAAAATCAAAATTTGTAAATGTTTGTGGTTCATAAATCCATTCAATTCCAAGCGCATCAAAATAAACGGCCCATCGAGCTTCAAGCCTTGACCTGAAATGGTGCCCAGCGTAAATCGTTTCCTTAGCCGTTATCACTACGATTACTCCTTATTTGATGTGCGCTAGGAGTGCCAGTGGTGGCTTCACCCATTCGTACAGTGCACCATCGATGATTGATGGTGGTGCGACGACGTAGCCACCGAGCCCGCGGTAGTCAATGGCGGGGAGGATGCCGGCGGCGTTGCCAGCGCCCTGCTCAACTGGTTGATAAATGTGCAAACCAGGTCGCGGGGTGATCACGTAGGCGAGGGGTTGTTCAACCTCTAGTAGCTGAAGGTTGTCGAAACCTACTGCACCGTCAATGTCTAGGACATCAAAGTTGTGCCCTGTTGGGATTCCGATGTTTGCTGTGGGGTTATCTTTCCACCACGCACTGATCTGTTCAGGGTTTGTTGTTGAGTCTTTGAACCCGCGTGAGCCTGGCATTGGTGTCTTGGTGTTTGGTTGCAATGGGAACACTGCTATGCCTTGATCGGCGTACCATAACGCGGTTGATGCGAGTATGCCTGGTGCACTGAGTTTGCGGTATTGCTCACTGTTGCGGCCTTCATCAAGGCGTGGTGCGATCTGCTCGAACCAGTGTTGCGGGTCAATGGTTGACAGGTAGTGGTGGACCGCTATTTCGTCGCGTTCTTTCTGCGTAAATGTTAGGGGCGTATCCGTGAGGTTTTGGATGTGATCGGTGTTCATGTTGTGGCTCCTTGATCGTGGGCTGCTTATCACTGTGCACCGGCCTATCAGTCTTCCCCACTTCAAGGCCGGTGCTATTCAGTTGTGTGGGCTTTTCACCTGGGAGGGTGGTGCCCCCCTGCTCCGGAGAATAGAGCAGGGAGGCGTTTGTCAACGCAGCCCAGCGCGACAAGTCTTGTTAGAAGGGTGTTGTGTTGGAGTCCACCTTGATGGCGAACACCTTCTTCATGCCCTTCTCAGCCTTCTCATCCCGATCATAGGTAATGCTAATGGCGTCCCCGACACTTGGGCGGAGCTGGACGATCTGGGACTTCAGGTTCGCTTGACCAGCGGTGACGGTGCGTGAACCGTTGCCTGTGTCGAGGTCGAGGACGGGGCATGGGTTGCCGTTGAAGTCCTGGCCGATACGAATGTTCGTGATCTTGCCACTGATGGTGTCGCCTACTGCACTGAACTTGACGAATTCACTTGCACCGAATTCGTCCCATTGGATGTCACTCATTGTGGTCCTTCTTCCTTGTTGTTGTTATTGTTGTTGTGTGTACCTGCTCGCACCATTTGCAGCGTGCAGGTGGTTGGCAGTGGTGTGTGACGTGGATTGCGTCCATGCCAGGTCGCACTGCCTTTGTTTCCAGCCAGTAACCGTCACCGCAGTGCTCAAACATTAACCCTACGGCTGGGCCACTGACTGGTTCAATGTCCAGTGGGACGCGCAGGATTGGTCCTGGTGTCTCAGTGTGGACAATGAAGACTGGTTCGTTGCACCGTTTACAGCTCTTGATTACGTCGGTGCCTTTCACATCCCACGCGCTCACACTAACTGCGCTTTGCGTTCAGCGGCGGCAGCGGTGTGCTCGTTCTTCCACTCACCGATGTGTAGTTCATACACACCTTCAAGGGCATCGATGGTGTCGCAGGCGTTGATCAGTTCAATGATCGCGTCAACGCTGGGTGCGCGGACAGGCTCAGGGACAATGGTGCGTGCCACATAAGGCTTACTCAATCCTTTGCGACTGCGCCATTCACGCACTTCCTTAGCGAGCTGCACTGCTTCCCAACCAGCAACAAGGTCCACTTCAACAAGTTCGCATTTGCCACTGCCAGCGGGTAGGTGAGCGATGATGCCAATGGTTTTGTCCGCGTTGTGTGGTGTGCGCTCAAAGGTGTCAACGTTGTAGATCGCGGAGTGTGCATAGACCGCGAGTTGCATAGCAATCTTGCCAATGCCGTAGTCAATGCTCCCTGTTTTCAGGTCAAAGATGACGCGTTGACCTGTTGGCAGTGTGCTGATTCGGTCTGGTGTGCCCGCGATTTTGTGTGAGTCCAGCACAGTCAATGTTTCAATCCACGTGTGCATGATGTCTTTGGTGGCGTCCAGGTACGCTTCAATGTCTGCTCGATGATCAGCGGGAATTGAGTCAACGCTGGCTCCTGCGTCCACGAGTTCGGTCATGCCGTGGATTGCGGTGCCAAGGTTCGCCGCACCAGAGCTGTTCGATGCTTCCAATGCATCCTTGACTATGCGATTCATCTCAGCCTTGTCATCACCCTTGCTGTGCACCAAGGCCAAGAGGTCTGAGCGTTGGGCCAGGCCGAGAGCAACCTGGCGGCACTTCCATTGTTCAAGGTTGTACGTGTCCTCAAGCGCGGAAACGTAGGTGGTGGTGCGTGTGTATCCGACTGGCTTACCGCCGCCGAGTGGTGTGATTAGTGGGCGACCGTAGTGGTCCCTAGCGATGTCAGTCATTCGTATTGCCTTCCGTTGTTGTTGTCGTTGTTGATGAAGTGCCAGGCCTCTTTGGCCATTGGCATGAAGTGCCACACGGGTGACTCTTCGGCGATGCGATTGCGCAGGTACATAGCGAGCAGCTCAACTTTCCAACCGTCCTCAAAGTCCGCGTTGTAGGTTTCACCTTCTGGCCATTGCGCGGTCATGCTGTGGCCCGCTCAAAGTCAGTGCCCGTCTGTGTCCACGGAATCTGGATGCCGGCTCGCATGATCGCGCGTTCAACACTGGCGACCTTCACGTTCATTGCTTGCGCAATGTGCTCAGGGCCGAGTCCACCGTCCCACAACCACATCGCTTCCTCACCTGCTCTTGGTAGTGATGGTGGCAAGTGCTTCTTCCCTGGGACGCGGGCGATAGGCACTGTCCCACCACGCACCGTGTAAAAGTCACGCTCTTTCTTGGCATCAGTTAAGCACTCGTCACTGACAGGGCACATCGCGCAGATCGCACGAGCTGTTTTCGTCTCGCGCAACTGTTCACGTTCGCTCGTGGTGTGTGGAACGAATGCGTCGGGGTCTGAGTATCCGGCGCACGCCGCGCGGTTGTGCCACGTCATCGCTTACCAGCCTTCCTGCGTTGTTGCTCGTCCTGTAGTGCGCTGACGTAGCCAGCGAAGTAGGCCATGCCCGATGATGCGATGACCATGAGCAGGATGGTGATGGTGTCCGCGGTCATGAGAAGTCCCCAAACACGTCCGCTTGAATCTTGCGCATGGCTTCAGCGTTGACGTCCATGAGTGCGGCCTGCACACTCAGATTGCGGATGCGCTGCAGCTGGTAGTAAAGGTCGCTGGCTTGCTCATCGTTGAGGTGCACGATGTAGGGGTCATTGGTGCGGTGATCGATCATGACGATGGCTTGGTTGATGCCGTCGCCTTCGTCCAGGAGCTGCGAGATCGCGATGTTCCGCGGGTGGATGATGTAACTCATTGTTTCCTCCGATGGTTGTGCTGGGCTGATGTCATTGACCTTAGACCTGCCATGTGACCGCGTGCAAGGACACTGAGCAATCTGTGCCTAACGGACGGCGTGTCGCGTGTTAGTGGCTTAGATCGGCTCCTGTGCCCTCTGAGGGCTATTGCTGTGCCTGACTAGGCGTGGGCCGTAGGTGTGCGACACGGTCAAGAATCTTTATTTGCCACAAGTGTTGACAGGTGTGGGACACCCAGACTAGGTTTATCTCAACAGCCCAGACACAAGGAGAACACAATGATTACTTACCTAAACTCACTACCTTTTTCCCCCGCTTACATTCTTGAGATTCAGACCGCAAAAATCTTAAAAAAGTTTGACGGCGATTTTGAGAAGCTCAATGAAGACCTAGCCCGCGAACTTCGCGACTATCGCATCCGTGTCGCCAGCAACTAACCAGCCCACACCCAACACAAGGAGAAGCACAATGAACACAGCAATTGACACCACCATCGGCGACACAGCAATCATCACGTACCTGCGTCAAGCGTTTGAGGACTGTGAGCAGATCGCCGAGGACAACCCGACGAGCAACGACGTGGCACGTTTGATCACCGCGTTGCATGATCAGTTTGATCACTGGATGCGTGACGAGCAGGGGCACAAAGACCTAATCCATGTGCTCAATCTGTGGATGAATACGTGTGAACTTGTGATCGTTCAGGACGAATCCTAAACACAACAATGGCCCCTCACCATGTCGGTGAGGGGCACTAAATTAGGGGAACATTATGCAGCTTGACTTGTATCAAACACCATCAATGCTCACTGGTCACGCCAGGCTCGTAGTCTGCCCGAACTGTGGCACCATTGTTTATGCACCATCAGGTTTTAGGAAGTCACGCAAGCCACTAGGTGACTGCCCTATGTGTGGCAAGAATAAGTGGAAGCAATGCGATACACCCAACGGACCGTTCCACCACGTTGACGAATGGGATGACAATGCCAGTGACCTATGAGTATCGATGTGGGTGCGAACACACCACGATCTTGCGCGTACCAGTTGAGCAACGCGACGAACAGCGATCGTGCTACACGTGCAAGGAATCATTGACACGTATTTACTCGGCCCCTAATGTGTCGTTTAAGGGTCAAGGATGGGGAGGCAAGCCATGAAGTTTACGATCAGGACGCAGTGTGGTGAGTGTGAACGCCCGCGCCGCTTCGAGCTGGTGATGGGAACAATGTCGTCGTGGTATCAGTGCCCTAAGTGTGGTGAGTCATTTGGTGTTGAGATGTCAAAGACACCACCCATTAAGCGTGTAGGTAGGATTGCCTGATGGCCAATCAACCCAAAACCCCGCACCGCAGTGTCCGCCTCAACGATGACATTTGGGATGCGTTGCGTGAGATTGGTGAACAGACAGGGCTCAGTGTCAGTGAAGTGATGCGCCTCGCGCTCACTGACTTCATCATGAAGTCGCGCTAGTCACTCTCGTTGATGATTTGGCGGTACACCTCGACGTAGCCGGCAAGGTCGTGAATGGAATCCGCGTGGTCAGGTGATTGAATCAGGCGTGCAACCTTGAGCAGGGCCATCATCATTGCGGCCTGCTCAGGTTTGATCTCAGTACGCAGATAGGCGGACCACAGGTCAGCGATGCGCTGGTGATTGATCAGCGGGCTGCCGTAGGCGGAGCCTCGCACAGCCATTAGCCCAGCGATGTCAGCCTCAGGGACCAAGACTTCTGCTGGCCGGCCAATGATGGGGCCACCATCACCCACGTAGTCACTCATTGTCATCGGCCAATGTGGGTGCGTGATACCTGGACCCGCACGCAATGCACTCCATGTCTAGGAAGTATTGGGCGATCTCGTTGTCGGCGAATGCGCAGATCACCCTGAACAATGGTGAGCCACACACACACTCATGTGTGATCATTGGTCGATAGTCCACGGCCTCAGATAAATCAGGCACACAGTCAATGATGTTTTTCATTTAGTCCCTCGCAAGTTGTTGGCGTAAACGGCTGCGTAGAACGCGCACAACACGGCCAATGCTGGCTGACCAATGCTGAGCGCGTAGATCACCCATGGTACTTCCATGATCAGACACCAACCCCAGCCAACGCGCGGATTACGTTTCACAAAATACAGCCCAGCGATACTGCCCGCGGCCAACAGAAACGACACCCACATCATGCGTCATCCGTCAGGTAGTCCAGCACGTCAGGGTTATCCCTGAGCATGGACAGCAGTGGGCCGGTCATCGCAGCGACCACGGTTTCCTCATGCTCGTCATCGAGCGTGGGGTCAGAGCTGCGGATGCAGGCGTGCAGGATTTCGTGCAGGAGTGTGGCCCGCGCGTAGTCCTCGTGCTTGCCAGGGTCCACGGCGATGCTCATTGACTCCATGTCGCACGCACCGCAGGCATCCCCGTTGGGGTGATGCTTCAGGACCTCGTGCCGTGACCACTTGATTGACCACGTGTAGGGGCTGATCTTGACTAGGCGTGGCCTGCTCATCGCACACCGCGCATGGTCACACCATGTTTGCGGGTGCTGGCCCGCGACTGTGCACCACACGCGTCACAGGTGAATGAGGCGAACGCTGTGGACGCGGAACGTGTCACACCATTAGGAGTCAGCGCTGTGCCACCACAACGGAAACAGGAGCGTGCCTGGTGGGTGAACAATCCCATGTGTGGGTGAGACTTAATCCAGCCACCCATGCGGTCATACAAGGCCTCAGTCAAGATCACGTCCTGCTTGTTGTATCGGCGCATTCGTGCCCACGCTTTGTCGTCCCCTGCTAGGCACGCAGTCCACAGGGCTTGACCTTCGTGGGCTAGTTTGCTGCCCAGCCCGAGGGCCTGTGCCACGTAGTCAAGCTTGTTGCTAGGGAACTTGAACTGCCCACGCGCGACCTTCAGCAGATCAACGTTGTCAAACTTTGATGGTGGACTCATGCCCGCCAGGACGAACTCACGTTGCAAGTGCTTCACATCGAAGCTTGGCCCGTTGTAGGTCACGAGGATGTCGCACTCATCGAGCATGGTCCACGCGGCCTTGATCATTTCCTCATGTGTGTTGTGGTGCTCACTGTAGAAGTGGACTTTCTTTTCGTCGTACCATTTGCCGGCGAAGCATAGGACTCTGCCTGGGTCAACGATCTGGTTGATGCTGTGGTTTTGATTCCATAATCCCCACGAGTGCACCAGCATTGGTGCGGTCTCAATGTCGAGGGTCAGGATGCGGGCACTCTTACTGGCCTTGTTCAGCTCATCGGCGAGACTCATCGTGGGCACCGGCACGATCCGCGGCGATGCCGGCGAACCGACTCACCACTGATCGACAGGTTCAGGTGGTCGCGCACAGCCAGTGCGATCTTGTCACCACTGAGTGTCCCCTCAATGGCGGACTCAAGTGCCATCAGGTCAGGGCCAGTGGCCAGGCTTAAGGCCCAGCGCACACCACACATTTGCCACGGCGGTTTGTTTGTATCGTCTCGCAGATCATCTCGTAAAGACATACCAGTCCCACTCTCATCGAGCAATAGTCCTACTTGTAAATGAGCTTGTTGGCCTTCGTGTTAGCGAGAGCCTTGTAGGTCTTCGGCCCAACAACACCATCAGCGGGCCACAACAATGGTCGCACACGTTGAAAGGCTTTCACCTTGTTTTTGTCCGCAACACTCATCACACCAGTGGCCTTTGTGCCTACGCCACGCTGAACAACCTTGATGTGCTCGCCCGTGTCACGGACCTGGAACGCGGACTTGCCTGGGTAGGCAGGCAACGGCTTACGCACAGGCCTCACAGGGGCAGTGGCTAGCCACTTAGCCTTAGACTGCTCGGCAGCCACGGTCTGCAAAATGCTCACGTGCAGATGCGTTGTGTGAGGGTTTGTGCCGCTGTACGGTTCAGCCTTCCACCCATTGTTGCGCCTGTAAATCTTGCGATTGAAGATGACATAGTTACCAGCAGGGTGCTTAGCCACCGCGGCAATGATCACCTTCGGGTCAACACCTGGATAAGTAATATCAAACGCGTTAACACTGTCGCGGTTGTTTGGATTGTGGTCACTGGCACGGGCCGAGTGCGACGTATCGCCCACGGTGCCGTCACTGCCCTTGGGCCGGCGTGGCCAGCGAGCGTTAACCTCGTTACGTAATTGCACCAGTGATGGTGCAAGGTGCCATGCCATTACTCGCCCTCAATGGGTGCGTCGTCTTGAACTGTGTCCAACTCAGGGACATCAACAGGGGCACCGATGCCGTAGGAAGTATTGCCTGGGTCAATGGCTGCGACAATGGTGCGCAACGTGGCTAGGACCGCTGCCGTGACAGCAGCTGTAATCCACGTGGTATCCCCACCCACGAGCGCGGTCACAGGCACAAGGCCAATGAACGTGACAATGAACGTAGTTAATGCTGAACGAACCCATGCAGGCATGAGTGATCCCTTCAATTGATGTGATTGATTGGTCGTGCAAAATGAGGCAGGCCAGGACACAATGAAGTGTCAAAGGGGGACCAGCCTTAACTGGCCTGCCGGTCAATGAGGCTGGTCAAGCCTTTTCTGTATCTCGATTTGTCGAACCTCAATGCGGTCCATGCGCTTCACGATTTCGTCAAGCAATTCGTCACGGCGAATACTCGCCGCGACCTGTGCCTTCAGTCGCGCGTACAGTTTGCCCACACCAGTGCCAACACTGATCAGTCCAACAATCAAGGCAACAACAAACGTCATCGCACCAGCAACGTTGTCACTGGTCAGCACAACGCCAGCGACCAGTGGTGAACCCGCGGCCAACGAACCCACAACGCTCATCATGATTGTCGCTTCCCCTCTATTAGTCATGGTTAGATCACAGGGCTCAGGTCAAGTGAGCACGTGTAAGAGTTATCACTTATGGACAATTCCCAGCCCTCAACAAAACCATCAAACGTGGAAGCACCAGCAAACACAGCATTAAGATTAGTAACACTGACACGATCAATAGGGACAAGTTGAATTGTTGTGGCAACAATGCTGCTAGGTGTGGTCAGAAGATCAATACTAATTTTTGACAATCGTGCAGCATCACTCAAACGCTCAGTCAATCTATCACTTGCTGATGTTTGCAAAGCAGCTTCAGTGCCAGCCAATGAGGAAAACTGGTCAACGTTTTGTCCAACTGAAGCAACAGATGCTGTGCTGGTTACAGTGTATGAACCAACAGGCCCAGTGGCCACAACAACGTTAGCGAATAAAGCATCATCAACTGAGATAGTAAAATCACCCATAATGTCTTTAGCAGCGTCAAGTGTTAAAACAACTGATGCTGTGTTGGCTCGAGCTACTGACCCACGAAACTTTGCCGTACCGAGCCGGTCCATGTAAAACACACCACGCTCAGTTTCAGCAATCTCTTGAAGAGCATCAAGATATGATTTGCCTTCAAGCCCTTGCCCAGCCAAGGTAATTGATGAAACATTAGCAAATGTTGCAGTGGTTGTATCAACGAATCCTGCCAAAGAGTTGACGCGTGTTGATACTGAATCACCTAAATCGCCATCAGTGCAAGCACCATAAATTGAAACAAGATCAGGTGTTCCTGTGTATTTGTAAAGACCAATGATGGCCATTGACCCTGGGAAACAGTAAGCATTATCAGTCCATGCACTGTTACGCAACCCACCAAAAGTAATACGGCGATTAGTTGCGGCAATAGAACAAGCAGCGGTTGCGGTGTGCGATGATTCGTACACGCCATCAACATAAATATTTAGTGTCGTCTTTGACGCGACAACAGAATACTTAACAGCAACGTGGTGCCAGTTTGTATCCCACAACTTTGTTGCCGTTGAAGTGTGGTTAATAGTTCCAGTTGAATCACCAGCACCACTGAACGAAAGTTTGCCAGTAGGTGATTCAAGTTTAATACTCAAATAACCAGAACCACCAGAAGTGCGACGCATATCCATTAAATAAGCATCATCTGGCGGAGCAATATTTGTTGACCTGAACCAAAAAGAAACAACAGCGTTCTCAGTACCAGGGTTAAAGCTTGTGGGATGTTCAAGCACAGGGCCAATAACATTAGCGTCAGGTGTAAACGTAATGCATGGTTTAGCGAACGGTGGGCCATCCTCAGAGAACTCGTGTGAACCAGCACTGCCACCATAGATACGAATAGGGCTGGCTGTGGTATCCCTGAACGCTTGCCAAAAAGAACCAACACCATTATTTGGTGCCTGCAAAGCATACGTTGCACCAGCCGAATATGCACCAATTAAATCGTGGGACTTCTCAATACCATACGAAGCCAATGTCATTTTAGAGTAATGCTTGAAACGATCAGTGCAAGCAAAGGTTACTGTTTGTTCATAACCTGCCGCTAATGATGTTGTCATTGAATCAATGAACCCATACCACACCACATAACCACTAATGCTTAAACGCACTGGGTAATTCTTAATTGCATAATAGGATGACCCAGGTGTCCACTTGCCATCACTGTTATCCAATGTGAAGGTCAAAGTGCCAGGAGAACTGAGATCAAATTGTGAGGCTCGACCACGCTTTGCTGTCATACCAGATTTCATTACCAAATCGTTTGACGCATCAGTCCATGTGATCAAATAATCTGAATAGATTTCTAGTGTCGGCGCTGGCATGGCCATTACGACATCACCAAACCACGCGACTTACCTTCACGAATAATCTCACTCATCCAGCGTGCAGTGTCCTGCTTTGATGCACCGATGAAGGTGCCACCCTGGATGATGATTGAGCTGCCACCGATACCTCGAGCACCAGCACCGCTTAGTGGCACGACAGCCTCAGGGCCACGCTCTCCAATGAGAGCAAGTGTTGGGCGTGTGACGATGCCACCCATCGCCAGTGCTGGGATGTTTGGAATCAAGGGAATGTCAGGCAGTGGCCCATTATGGTCATTGAAGAACTCGATCGGCTTATTGAACAGCCCGATCAAACCGTTGAGGCTGTCGCGCAGGAACCCGATGACCGATGTCAGGCCAGTCTTCAAGCCTTCCCACAGGTTTGAGCCAATGCCAGTGATCTTGTCCTTTAGGCCCGTGATGAAACCCCACACAGTGCCCAGGGCGTTACTGATCGTGGTCTTAATCCCATTGAATGTGCCCACAACTTTGGTCTTAAAGAAGTTGAACCCAGCGGTCCACACACCCTTAATGATGTTGATGGCCCCACCAATGATAGTGCGATAAATGTTTAGATAGAAAGTAAATACGGTCCGCAGGGCGTTAAAGATGAATGTGACTGTCGCCTTGATCGCGTTAAACGCACCAACGACAATGGTCTTTATGACACTGAACGCCACCCTAAACACTGCTCGATAAATGTTGAAATAGACCGTAAACACAGTCTTAAGCACACTGAACGCGGTCATGATGAATGGCTTGAGGAAGTTGATCACGTTCATTACAACAGTCTTAATGGCGCGGAACGCACCATCGACCACGTTGCGGAAAGTTTCACTGCGCTTGTAAGCAATCACGAAGGCGGCGACCAAGCCAATAATAGCCAGCACAATCAAGCCAATGGGGTTCATGTTCATGACAATGTTTAATGCTGCCTGAACAGCGGTCCACGCTTTAGTCACAGCTGCAACAATGCGCACATAGATTGAATACAATTTGAACGCGGCAACAATGGCCAGCACACCACCAGCAATGGGAATCAACCAGCCCTGGTACTTGACCAGCCAGCCACCAAACGCGGCGACAGCTGGCACAACCTTTTCACCAACGAACTTAGCCAAAGTCTCAAAGGCCTTAGTCAAAGGAATGAGCTTGTCTTTGTTCTTCTCAATCAAACCAATGACTTTGCCAATGGCCGGCACGATGCGCTCAGTGAACCACGTCACCATCTTCTGAATAACAGGCAACAGGTTCTTACCAATGGCGATCTGCAATCCCTTGATCGCTTCACCCATTTTACGCTTATTGAGCGTTGCCTCTTTAACAGCCTTGAGGTCTTTCGTGCTGAGCGTTGTGCCGAGTTTGTCCGACTCCTGCATCAAAGCCTTTACGCCAGCAGCACCCTTGTTGAGGAATGGCATCATCGCCATGCCGTTACGCCCGAACAGTTTTAATGCTAACGCAGTTTTTTCTGGTCCGTCTTTCATGTCCATGAACTGTTCAGCGACTTGAGGTAGCAAGTCACCCATGCTGGCCAACTCGCCCTTAGGTCCACGGATGTTCACACCAAGGGTGGCGAACGCCGCAGCGTTACCCTTCAGCGTTCCGTTAAACGGTTTACCACTAGCGAGGGCGGCAGCCTGCTTAGACTCAAACTCAGTTAACGAATCACCAGCATTGGTGGAGTTCTTGGAAAAGATACCTAATGCCCTAGTGGCCATATCAGTATCGATACCTGTCATGGTGAAAGCGTGACCGAGGCGAGAGGCATCCTCAGCTGTGCCACCCATGTAGCGTTGCAACTTGATCGTGGCTTTACCAGTTTCCTCGAAAGCCTTGATGGAATCACCAGCGAACTTGCCTACAGCGGCGACCGACAAAGCACCACCGAGCGCAGCACCCATCGCGCCAGCCTTCTTACCAAGGCCACCCATTGAGCCACCGATTTTGCCCAGCGTCCCAGAAGCCTTATCGACCGCCAAGATTTTCAGCATCAGGTTAGACGTTGCCACTGATCATCCTTCCTGACTTTTGCGCCACGAATCGGCGAACGACTTGTATGCCTCGAACTGTCCAACGGTTAAACGGTCCACATCCCAAGGATGCAAACCAAACAAGTGGCCGAACAATGGTTCGTACTGTGCCCTCAGTCGGTCGTATCCGATGAGGGCACCGTGGGGTTTACCTCGTCCACTTCGTCCTCATCGATCTCAACCGAACCAATCTCAAAGTCAACCTCACTGAAACGCAGCTCAGGGTTCGTGCGCTTTTGCACAATCCACACCAAAGCCGCCAAGGCCTCCATTGAGCCGGCTTGCAGGCGTTCACTCCATTCCTGGAATGTGCACCCGCAAACCTTCTCAATGGAGCGAGCCTCAGAGAGCATCAACTTTTCAGAATCGAACTCATACTTCACACCAGCGATGGTGATGTTCATTTGGTCCCAGCCTTCTAGTTACAGTGCAGCGTCAGTGTTGACGGTGCGGATTTGGAACGGCGCATTCGTGCCGTCATACAGGGCAGTAAAAGTGACCTTTTGTGCAAGCACATCTGGGCCTTCAGCGTTGACTTCAGCCTTCGTGATCTTCGCCGCGGGGATGATGACCTCAAGCGTAGGGTTATTGCTACCCGTCAGCGACGTGGCAGTTGCGTAGGTCAACTTGATTGCCGTGGTTGTGTTGGCAACGTAAAGGTCATACAGCGTGGCCTGGCTAATGAAGTCAACTTCAAGCTCGACTTCATAGGTGCGCAAACCGTTGACCAGTTGCTCGGCCTTAATGCCCGAGGCGTTGGCGTAGTAACGTTCAGTGGCCAATGGGTTCTCACCCTTGATCGTGGCTGACGTCACACCAGCGAGCGCGGTTGAACCAGTCACACCAACAACACCAGTGGTCGTTGACGCAGTGCCACCAATGGCGACAGTCAACTGTGCACCAGTGAACTGCTCCTGCGTCGTGGAATACGAGGCAGTGGCAAGGGCAGTGGCAGTGGTTTCAGTCCAGCCATCAATATCAAACTTGACGGTAAGTGGGTCAGTGACACCACCACCGAACTCGAAGCCACTGATCTTGACACCATTCCACGTGAACGGCTTCACGGTGCCATCAGTTTGTGGCCGGCCAACTTGCAAGGTCAACGATGAGCCAGCAGACTTCTGGTCCCCTGGCTGGAACACTGACTGGTACACACCAGTGGTCAACGTGCTCGGAGTCGTCGTTGAACCAAGAGCTGCACGCCACAACGTGCCAAGGCTCTTATCAGTCAACTCAACCTCAAAGTCACCAGACACAGACTTCGTGGTAAGTACGTGGCGCGACAACAAAGCCACACCATTAGTGGACCCATACAGGCCTTCACCTTGTGCGCGGTTAACCTCAAACTGTACGCCCTCACTGATGTGGGGCTGAAACTTGCTAACGGTCACAGCAGTGCCAGCAGTGCTCTCCACTGCCCAGCCAAGCTGCGACACCAAACCTGATGCGAAACCCATGATTTATTCCTCTTCTTTCTTGATGTCGGTTAGTACCTCAAACGTGTCTTCAGGCCACGCGCGTTCAGCGAACAACTTGTCATCCACCTCAAACGCTTCATCAACCTCGATGAGGCGCTGAATCAGTGGGATGAACCGTGGCTCATTAGCGATTAAACGCACGCGTGCCATGCACACTCCTTGATACTGTTTGGCCACTGGGCAGCGGCACACTCAATTGCGGTCCTTACACACGGAACGTGGCATCGATGTCAAACGTCATCATCACCTGAATACCCAGGTCTGTTGCCGTTTGCGTCATGCGCACATTCGTCATAATGATTTGGTCAATGTTGCTCAAGCCATCCCACGTGGCCTTGGTCATAAGTACCGCTGAGACGGCGTCAAAGGCGATCTCAGCCTGTCCGCGCGTAGTGCTGAATACCTGACTGCCAGACCACGCTACGACCGCACAGGGCACGCTGACGGTCTCTGAACGGTGCCCTGCACCAATGGGCAACGAAGCCCACTGTGCGTCCACCGTTGTCTCAGGAACCTCGTCCTCATCGGCAAACCCATAACCCCCCACAATGACGTACACAGGCGGGTCATACTGCGTGCTCGCTGGCCCGTCATACACAGGGATGGTCAGCCCACCAGGGGGGCACAATCCAGTGCCGGCCTGCAAGCTTGTGACAACGTAATCAATCAGGTCAAAGGCTCGTGTGCCAGCCATGTTAGTTCACCTGCTGGTAGCGGTTCAGCATTTCACGCACACGGTTAGGCATTGAGAAGCCCGAACCAGGTACGTAGTCATCGGTGCCTGATCGGCGAATAGACCCACGCTGTGTAGTCCACAAGTGACGCACCAGTTCCAACACTGCGTGCGCAAGGTCAGCTGGGATGATTGATCGACCAGCAACGTAGGTCACGCTAATGTTGTTGAAGTTAGCGAAGTCCACGTCACCACCCCACGTGTAAACCGTGTACCCACTGGTGCGCGTCAGCACACCTGACTCATTGTCCACAGAATAAGACGTGGAGGGCAAGGCGCTCCCATTCTCAAGGCACGACGTGATCGAGATGATCGGTGCCTGCTTCAACAACACAGTGGTGCGACCACCGTTATGCGTTTCCGCGGTAACAGTCCTGCGAGACAATGGCCCGACCACGCCCTCAATCAACCCAGTGGCGGCCAAGATGTAAGCACGCAGCTCGTCGTCGTCAACAACGCTGGACTCCACAATGTTCAGGTGCGACTTCACCTGGGACAAAGGCAGGGGCGGTGAGATCGTCAAGTCATCGACGTTGAACGATTCCTCAAGGGTGCCGGCGTTCGTGCCAGTGGCCACCCAATACACACCGTAGTGACCAACACTGGACGGCGTGTAATCAAAGTGGTACAGGCCAGCGCCACTGTTAGTAATACTAGGCGTTGCCGTTGTCCCATCGGGCAGGATGACAGTGGCAACAACAGCGGTAGCGTTTTGCAGTGTGCCCGCGCTGTTGTAAATGCTCAACGTCAAACGGATGTATCCGCTCACACCAGAAGCCCCTGCGTAAACCGGCATCGTCAGCTCCTCGTTGTCAAAGTAGGTTTAGTGCTCGAACCGTAAAGACCAGCCACCTTCGCGGCGTTGCCATACAGGGTGCCTGGTGTGGTGATCAACAATGTTGCGGTCGCGGTCGCGGTCACACTCGCAGTGGCATCAATAGCTGTGACCGCGATAAGTGAAGCCGTCGCACTCGCAGTCGCAGTCGCACTCGCAGCCAAAGCCTGCGACTTGTTGAAAGTCGTTGCGCCAGTCGCGGTGATCGTGCCGGCACCATCAACAGTGACCAATGGGCGGATACTGGCGTCAGCGGTACCAGTAGCGGTGATCGTGGCGCTTGCAGACATTGCCTGCGTGCTGGCCATTGATGCAGTACCAGAAGCCGTGATCGTGGCCGAAGCATCAACAGTGACCACAGACGTAACATCGGCAGCAGCCGTACCAGAAGCGGTAACACTGCCACTCGCAGACATTGCCTGCGTGCTCGACATAGCAGCCGTGCCAGAAGCCGTAACGCTGGCACTAGCAGCCAACGTGCGTTGGTTAGAGGCAGCAGCCGTACCCGTAGCGGTACCCGTGGCAGTGGCCTGCAACGTCCTAGCGTTAGACATTGCCGCGGTGCCAGTCGCGGTTGCGGTTGCTGTTGCTGACGCTGTGTGAGCAGTACCGCGCGTTGGGTAAGCGGCGTTATCAAACTTGATGTTGTCAACAGCCGCCCCAGCAGTTTCACCGTTACTGGAGCCACCGTAAAGAATGTCAAATGAACTGTATGCAGCGGTAAAAGTTAGAGTTGTGTCCGCAGTCGTGCCATTTATGTTTGTGCCCTTAAACAGTTTTGTTTCAGTGATACCGGCAGCGGTTGCTTTGACTTGAACCCTGAACCACTCATTGTCCGGACACGCGCCACTAGAAGATGCTGTTCTAACAAGGTTTTCATTTACCGTGTCATAAGTTTTTATTTCAAGTGTTCCATCGTTTTTTATTAAAACCCAAGAATACTCAAAATCAGTGTTGTTACCAGTGATGAGAAGCAGCATTGCATCGGTTGGTGAACTTCGCGTGTAAACGTAACTATCAAAATAGTAAGTGTTGCCGGTAAGTGAATTGTTTGATGAGTCAGTGATTTCGTACAAGTTAGCAGTATCGTTCGGGGGACGATAGCAACCCGCACCCTCGTAAGGCGTTGGCGATGAAGTAACGCGGTTAACGGTTGCGGCGAAAATGTTTTTAAGTTTGTACGAACTGCCAGATTCAGCCGTCCAATACGCACCATTAGCAACGCTTGTGTCGTTCAACAACCACTGTGCAGAAGCCATCAGATAACTCCTAAGCGGTTAGCGTGTCAGCGATCTCGGTCAATACTTCTGGCGCGGTCAGCGTTGTGTCCGCATAAGTCACTGCCGCCTCGGTCAGGATTGTGGCGTAATCCAAACCCCACGCTGAACGAGTACGTTCCTTGATCGTTGCCAAGTCCACAGGGACAAACGCGGGCGGTGGCGAGATGTGGGCAACAGCCAACTCCAACGCAGCCAACCGGATCGTGCGCAAATCCGTCACGTCAGCGTCAGCCAAAGTTTGTTGCAACAACGCAAGAACCTGGGCCTCATCCATGACTAGGCCGCGATTGGTGTGAAGGCCAAGGTGAGCGAGCTCATCGACAACGTGTCACCATTAATAACAGACTTGGAAGCAGTCAACGCAACAGACCACATAAAGTTGCCAGACGTTGACGCATCCCAAAAACTGATGTGACTGATCGTCTCAGTCGCAGTCATCGACCACGTTGAAGCCATAGACGTCATCGCCATAGACCCAGCCGAAGCCGCACTGAACGTGGGCTGAACCCGCGTGGTCACAGCAGAAGCATTAGCGGTACCAGCAGACCCAGGGTCACCAGTGTGCAGCTTCACATACAAAACACCAGCAGTGAACGTGGTGCCCGTACGGCCAATCGTGTTCAGTAACTTGTTAGCCGTGTTATCGGCGGAGAGACCAACGGTCATTTCGTTTCCTCATTCTCAATAGTGGGTTCAGCGTGTGTAACTTCCATCGTTGCCGTAGCAACCAACTGCGATAAAACAGTGAACTCATTGGGGTCAGACATTTTCAGTCCCTTCATCAGCCTTCACAGCCGCGCGTTGTTGGCGGTGCAGGTCAGCGGTCAACAGGTGTGACTTGTGGTGC